ACGTTTCGTTCAAGGAGTTCTTTGCCAGCGGTATCGCTGGCATGATGGTCTGCAAGGGCAGGCACCTCGACTCACACGCCCTGTGCCGAGTGTACAGGAACCTCAACCGAGGGACGACCGAACGTCCGGTCTACTCGGTCCAGCAGTACACAGCGAAGGGACGCAAGGATGGCCGCAAGCGGTGGATTGTGGTGGCATACGCCACCCGCATCACCCTGCGGGACGTGACCTTCAAGGTCGACGAGGCAAAGCGCCAGCGTGTCATCGAGGAGGGACGTAAGAACGTCCACGCTTACGCCATCGGGGCAGTCACGTGGGGCCTCGTCCCCCACTGGCTGAACCAGAGTGGCCGTAAGGTCAGCTACAACCCCTACAAGGGGAGCAGCTTTACCTTCGACGGTGAGCCTGTAGCTGGGCTGCCCTATGTTCGTCTCGGCCAGAAGGTCGAGGGCTGGACAGACGCCGACGAGGCGGCATGGAGGCAGCGGGAGACGCGCCGCGACCTCCTCCGTCTTCACCCGCCGATTGTCGGCCGCCAACCGGCGAATGACAAACCTTGACACGACAGCCGACCGGCAGCGGAGCACGTTGCTGCCGGTCGACCCGACCACACCGACACACGACGGAGGACACATGACATACATGCGTGGGGAACCCTGGCAGCCCGAGACGCTGGAGGAAGCAGAGGAGTGGCAGGAGCAGTCGTTCCTGCACTCCCTGGCAGAGACGCTGGAGGAGGTAGAGCAGGCATGGCGCTGCCAGCTGGGTAGCGTGTTGTTCGCAGCGGCAGTGGACTGTGCCCGAGCAGGACTCATCCAGAACGCGTACTTCGCTGCGTTGGACAGGGACATGGTTGCCTACTACGGCGACCAGGACTGGCACCACAACGCTCCGCCGCTCAAGTACGGGCCGCACCTGCCTCCCGACTTCGACCTTCCCTTCTAGTCAATACGCCAACAGGAGACACAATGCCCGAGCACAAGCACAAGGTTGTAATCAACTATGACGGGAGCCCGTTCGTACTGTCGGACGCCGCCAAAGTACTCTACGATGCACTCGCCGAGGCCGAGGCGGCTCCCCTCCCTGATTGGAAGAGCGACCCCGAGGGGTTTGAACTAGACCGGCACGACCCCATACTCGTCAGGGTCGTGGAGCTACTGGGGCACCGGGCTAGTGGCAGATGTGACGGGTACGGATTCTGTGACCTACAGGTCGTAGAGATACCGGGGAACAAGTACTCCTGGTACCCAAGTACGGACGGTGAGATCTTGCTTACCCCCACTGGCCCCTGGACGGTGATTGAGTAGCCCTCCCACACAACGACACAACACACACGACACAGAGGACACCATGAAGTACGACATGATCACCGCCCTTGCCCTCATCGAAGACAAGGTGCAGCGCCTCCTGAACGATGACTTGAAGGTGCTTAGCCGTACCTACAAGCTCGAAGTGACGGACAAGACAGGCTTCTACACAGTGGGGGTCAACCTCTCCCCTGCCAAGGAGCACATGCAGTTCGGTGGGCAGCGCACCTCCTGTGCTTGGGCAACCAAGTGCCAGTTCGCTTGCCTGAACAAGTCAGGCATGAACAACATGCCGACCCACGTTCTGACGAGGGTGGCGAAGACGCTCTTCCTTGAGCGTTACCCTGCGGAGTTCCATGCCAAGGTGGACGCCGAGTTGCGCCGAGAGATGTTCCGTGCCAGCCGTCGTGGCTTCCGGCTGGCAGCCCGCATGAACCTCCTGTCTGACCGCATCAAGATGGCTAACGCCGTCGCCAGTCGGCACCCGACGGTGCAGTTCAACGACTACACTGCCAGCCCTGTTCCACTGCCTGGTCCCGACAACATGTACCGGACCTACAGCCGCAAGGAGACGTGGACACTGGAGCAGGTCACGGGGCTTGTCCAGCGTGGGCTGAACGTCTCGGTAGTGTTCGACGTGAAGAGGAAGGCGCCACTGCCTACCGAGTGGCATGGCATGAGGGTCATCGACGGTGACGTCCACGATGCACGGTGGACTGACCCCGCCGGTGTCATTGTCGGACTACGCCTCAAGGGCACCAAGCCCTCGATGCAGGATGCACGTAACAGCGGCTTCGCCGTCGCCGTCTAACAGCACAACACACAGGAGAACTGACATGGCTGACACGTACACTTGGGGACTACCGACTGACTGGCGCAACGCATGGGGAGCCCGTGCCATTGAGCAGCTTGACGCCGGCTTCTCACTGGTGTGGGACCGGCAGAGCACCAAGGGCACCTTGCCTAAGGGCTTTGGGGATAAGCTCAACGCCGCGATTCCTGCGGCACAGCAAGCGTTCACTCGCTTGCAGGAGCGGCAGGGCATTGGCTCTGGCTACCTTGCTGCTGGTCGACACATGCTGGTCGACCGGCCCTCATTCCAAATCATCGCAGACACGAGGGGTAGCTGTGGCTACGTCTACCTCGTCGCCGAACTACGGCCCCGACGCTACGTCGATGGTGACTGGGCTGTGTTCGTCGCACCCGATGGGCAGACTCACCGAGTCAGCCTGACGGATGAGCGCACTGACGTAGAAGCCCACTGGCGAGCGTTCCAGGCGCAGTACCTTGAGAGTGACAACTCGTGACAACCTCGCGCCACGAAACGTGGCACACTACACTGACACCGACGGAGACACAATGCCGATTCCCAACACCATCCCCCTCAACCTCATCCCAGTACCCGAGGGCTGGACCTACACGCTCATCGAGGGGCTTCCCCTCATCGAGCGAGACGTGGGCAACTTCACCATCAGCGTCGGCCTCGACGATGGTGACTGGCGCTGGTGGCTCTGCCCCAAGGGCACTGGCGTCGCCGATGCTAACGGGTCAGCTGACAGCCAGCTGGCCGCCATCTTCGCTGTCCTCAACGCTCTGATGGGGAAGCTGCTTGACAACAACAACACCAACACCGACGGAGACAACGTGGCAACTACCACCCCTGGCATCGCAACCCCCCTTCTCACCCGCTTCGCTTTGGCTTTGCCTTCCGAGGACGACTGGCAGGTCAAGCCTGGCCCCAAGGTCGTTCGCCCTAACGGGGACGAGTGGTCCTTCGACTGCTTGGCTTTCGAGATGCGCATCGCCGACGTGCTCATCGACGGTAGCATCCTCGCTGGTCCGTGGGCGCTGACCAAGAGGGAGTGTGACCACAACGGTGGCAAGCTCCCCCTGTTGCTTGTCGTCGACAACGGACAGTGGTGGGTGTGGTCGGACACCAACTTCGCCAAGGCCCTCGTGTCCATCACCGTCGTCACGCAGGTCCACGCTTGGCGTGACCGCAAGCTGTTCGGCTGGCGGCTGACGGATGACCTCATCCAGCAGCTGGCGTGGGGCTGACGTGCTGCGGGAGTTCGTCACCGACGGATTCCTCACGCCCTACCAGGAAGAGGTGCTGGTCGACAAGCGGCCAGACCTCTTCCTGCACTGGGCCTGTGGGTCCGGTAAGACCCTGGCTGCCTTGGCCTGGATGACCAAGGGTGCGTCAGACGAGAAGGTCGTCGTTGTCACCCGAGCCCCGACCACAGCACAGTGGGCTAGGGAGGCACAGAAGTACACCACCCTGCGACCGGAAGTGCTCAAGGGTCAGACGCCCTACGCCCCTCGGTCACACGTCGTGGTGCTGTCCTGGGCTGTCGTCCGGGACTGGACACCGCACCTCATCCAGTGGGCACGGGGCTGCTCCCTTGCCGTAGTGTGGGACGAGATACACAAGGGCAAGTCGTGGAAGCGGAAGGAGAGGTTGGTCGCCCGTAACGGCGACGTGTACTACAGCTGGAAGGACAACCGAGCAGCAGCCTGTGCGCAGCTAGCGCAAGCAGCGACCCGACGCCTCGGCCTTACGGCGACGCCAGTTAGGGACAGACGCTCCGACCTGTGGGCGCAGCTAGACCTGGTGCAGCCTAAGCAGTGGGGCTCCAACTGGGAGTTCATCCACCGCTACTGCGACGCACGACCAGGACGCTACGGTGGGGTCGACGCCACCGGGGAGAGCAACACCGACGAGCTACGCCAGCGGCTGGGTAGCGTCATGTCGGTGGTAACCAAGGAGGAGGCTAGTCGGCATCTGCCTCCCCTCAAGCGCAGCCTCATCTACTTGGGCAAGGAGGAGCAGAGTAGGCCCGCCGGGTTCAAGGCAGAGATGAAGCGTGCAGCGAAGCAGGGCGAGGGTGCTCTGTTCGAGATGAAGCTGTTGGAAGCTGCGTCCCGTAAGCGGACGTGGATTGCCGACACGGTGAAGGACGCGGTGCTGGAGGACAACCAGAAGGTGGTGGTCCTGACGGGCAGACGCAAGGACTGTGAAGCCCTGGCGAAGCTCATCAAGACACGCCTCAAGGGCAACGCACCGATGTGGTGGGGACACGGTGGTGTCTCGACCAATGAACGCGCCGACATGGTGGCAGCCTATGCGCAGACCGAGGAGGGCTGTGCGTTCGTGGGCACCACCGAGGCGTTCGGCGAGGCAGTCGACGGGTTGCAGAACACAGACATAGCTGTGTTTGGTTTGCTTCCGTGGACACCTGGCATGGTTACCCAGGCAGAAGGGCGCTTCTCGCGCCATGGTTCGCAACGGTCAGTGCACATCATGTACACTGTGGCCGAGGGGACAGTGGACGAGACAGTTGCCGACAAGCTACTGGGCAAGCTAGAACAAGTTGTCAGCACCGTGGATGACCCTACGGCAGCTGGTATCGCGGACACACTCGGTGCTGCGGAAGATGCAGACGCCATCATCCAGAGTGTGTTTGACTTGTTCGGAGGTAGCGATGAGTGACGACAGACTGCTGACTACGAAGGAAGTGGCGGAGTGGCTGGGCTTGTCCATCCACGCTGTCTACCGGAAGGTCCAGCAGAAGGAGATTCCACACCTCCGCATCGGTCCTAAGACCGTGCGGTTCAACCGAGCCCGACTTGAGAAGTGGCTCACTACCCTAGAGGAATGACAACGATGCCTGACGAGAACAACGACGACGCACACATGACACCCTTCCTGCAGGCGCTCTACGACTGCGTAAAGACACATGGACCAGACGACAACCTGGACTTGCTGCGTGACCTGTTCACGGCGTGCGGTGCCACCGCCGCCATGATGGAGGTGGTTCGCGAGGACCCCGAGGTCGCCATGAACATCATGCGGGAGGTGCTGTCTTCCGCCATCGTTGCGTACAACGCAGTGCTGGCGATGCACGCCGTCCACGACACGTCCGGTGACGAGGACATCATCTGGATGAACAACAGCATCGTCGGCGAAGCCTGATGCGTTTGCTCGACCCCGGACCTAGCCGCAAGGGCTGGCACCGTCTTCAGACAGTGCTGCAGTGCCCACGCAAGTACGCCCTGTACGTAGCCTCCAAGGCTACGCCGGGTCCGGTGTCGAGCCCCGCCCTCATCAAGGGGACGCTGTTGCACACAGCCCTGGCACACCACTACGCCCTCAAGCGTAACCCTGGGGCAGGGCTGTTCTCTCCACTCGGTGCCATCGAGGAGCAGGTCAAGCGCCAGCCCAACGCAGCCGAGTGGGACAAGCACGCACAGCTGGTCAGCCAGACGTACCTCCAGTACGAGCTACGCTGGGCAGCCGAGCAGTGGGAGGTGGTCAACGTAGAGCGAGAGCTAGTTGCCACCATCCACGACGACGACCGTAACGAAGCCTACCTCTACACCCAGCGGGCTGACCTCATCGTTCGTCACCCGCAGACCGGACTGGTCTACATCGTAGACCACAAGACCACAGGACGCCTCTCCGCGAAGACACTGCGCCGCTACACCCTGTCTGGACAGTTCCGTGGCTACAACTTCTTTGGGCGTGGATTGTTGGGGGACAAGTTCGGTGGTGTGGTTCTCAATATGATTCAGTGGCCAAGAGGCGACGGTGATGCTATGTTCCAGCGGTCGGACCTGGAACCGGCACCACATGCAGACAAGACGTTCAGAGACACGGTGATTCACGCCGAGCGTTTGATCCGTGACATGACACCCAAGTACGACGACCCCATGGCCTGGCCTGGGGTTCACCATGAGACGGCCTGTTGGACACCCTACGGGCCATGCAACAACCACGCACGATGTGAATGGGGAACAGAATGACCCGCGAATTTCTTCTCAAGCTACTCGACTCGGACGCCTTCAAGGGCAAGCGCCGTGGGCTGGTCTTCCATCTCAAGATGGGCCTTGTAGGGGATGACTTCGTTCGCCCCCAGCTGGGCGAAGGGGACATGGTTGTCACCTGCGAGTGGGACAACGACGACTACGCAGAGTGGCACCTCGACTGGGAGAACCCCAGAGGTGGTGTCGCCGAGCTTGCGGTGACGGACGCACGGTTCTCCTGGGAGGACTGATGTTCGGGCTCACCTACGGACGCTCCAAGGTCGGCAAGACCTTGGCGCTAGTCAGGGCGTTTCCTGACGCACTGTTCATCGCCCCACCGGGCTCGTTGACCTGTGCCAAGTGGCTCGACTGGGAGCCCCAGGTGTTGACGGTTGGCCGTCGCCAGGGGTTCAAGTACATCACCGAGGCGCTGAAGAAGGCGTCGGGCAAGTTCCCTGCGGTGGTGGTAGACGACCTGTCCATCCTGGCAGACGCAGAGCTTGAGACATGTAAGAACGTGGCGCCTGGGTTCGCTGCCTTCGACCTGTTCAACAAGCGACTGTACGACCTGCGTGATGCAGCCCGTGAGGCGAAGTGCCACGTGGTGTTCACCTGCCACGAGCAGGCCCCACGCGAGGTGAAGAAGGACCAGCACAACAGGTACATCCCTGGTGCCCCGCTCATCCCTGGATGGCAGGCACCGGAGAAGCTGCCAGCCATGGTGGACTTCTGCGCCCGAGTGGTGCACGACGACCACGCTGCAGGCTGGCCCTTCATGTACGCCACGGGGCCAGACCAGAACTACATCCAGGGTGACCGCCTCGCCATCCTGCCCGAGAGGTTCCCACTGAACCTGAGGGAAGCGATGCTGGGTGCAGGCATCGAGGTACCTCGTCCAAAGGACCTCGACTGGATGGACAAGTACGTCGAGGCTACTGCCCAGGACTTGCTCGAAGAGAGCACCGAGAAGAAGCCCGACTACCAGCGCATCCTCACGGCAACTGCCGGTGTGCTGGTCGACCATTCCCCCCGCCACGTGCGGTGGGTTCTCGCTGACGCGATGGACCGTATGGTTCTGCGGCAGCACCAATCCAACATGATCACCGACTTCATCGGTAACTACTGACAAGGAAAGAGCATGAGTACGTTCGACTTCAGCAACACGTTCGTCGCGGTGGCACCCGGTGCCTCCGACATCTACAAGGTGGAGATTGTCACCACCGAGCAGACGCAGACGCAGAAGGGCAGTGACCGCCTGCGGTTCCAGGCACGCATCGTCGAGGGCGCTCGCACTGGCATGGAGCAGGAGAACTGCACCATCCGTGACGGGTTCAACCTGCCCAACAGCGGTGACGCCAACATGGACTCCATGATGGCTCGCATGTGGATGAGCTTCTTCATCTCGGTCGGCTACGACCAGGAGGACATCCGCACCAAGGGCTTCGACTTCGAGAAGGTCAACGACGGCAAGGCGTTCGAGAACCTGATTGGCCGTACCGGCTACGTCAAGTTCGTGCCCGCCGACCCGGAGAACGGGAGCCGCTACGCCAAGACCAACTGGCTCTCCGCCAAGCAGTGGGCAGCGGCCTGCTCCGCGCAGGAGAGCGTGGCAGCGACCTCGTCCTCCAACGACGATGACCCCCTGGCGAAGATGCTGAACGGCTGACTTTGAGGAGGGGGCTGGGCTGACTCCGTGTTGGTTTTGGGCGGCGCCCAGCCCCCTGCTCCTCGACACAGGACACAGACATGGACTGCGCTGATTGCGCCAACTGTCCACTGCGACCCTACTGGCAGGCGAAGGGGCACTGGAACCCCATCAGCTTTGAGGACAACGGCAGCGATGTGCTGGTCCTCGGCGACGCCCCGAGTAAGCAGGACACGGCATCGAGCCGTCCCTTTACGGACGCCAACGGCATCGCGGTGATGGACGAACTGAAGAAGCACGGCATCCAGCGGCTAGCCCTGGACTGGGGCAACCTCCTGGGCTGTCGGTGGCCGGACGACAACCCGAAGGCCTACCTCGCCAAGCTGAAGAGCCAGAACCGCAAGCGGGTACGGGCTGGCAAGGAGCCTCTTCAGAGCCCGCTGAAGGCGTGCTGGGGCCACGTACAGCAGCAGCTGGGTCGATACTCGACCGTGCTCACCCTGGGGCCACACGCGGCCAAGGCGCTGCTAGAGGGCAACCCTTCGCTGGATGCTGTGCGAGGTGGCCCGACCCGAGTGGGCGAGATGAAGATCCTCCCCACCTACCACCCTCGCCTGTTCCAAGTGAAGCCCGAGCTACGGGAAGTCTTCACTGTCGACGTGGCGAAGATGCTGCGCTGGCACCGGGACATGCTGCGCTGGACTGACCCGGTGGTGTACTACCAGCCCACGCCGCAGTTCGCGGCCGAGTGGTACCTGAAGAACCAGCACCTTCCTCTGGCCTACGACGTTGAGACAGATGCCGTGGAGAGCCTAACAGCCGGGCTGCGGTGCATCGGCATCGGCACAGAGAGCGAGGTGCTGATGCTGGGCTTCCTATCTGTCGACGGGGAGACGCGGCTGTACTCTGC